GAAACACGTTGCGACAATCAACCCTCACGTTGTTCTTGAGAGCATTCTCCGAGCGACGATCAAAGACAGAAATCAGATCATCAAACACCTTCTTACATGAAACACCTGCACGAACTGCCGCCAGACCATCGTCTGCGGAACACTGCCATCCAAGACATCGATGTCCGTATCCGCTGCCGTCACACCAAGACGACCCGCGATCCGCGCACTTGGAAAATCCGTAACGACACCTACAACCGCCTTGGCGACAACTGGAAGATCAACTTCGACTTCATCCTGCAACCAACCCCATAACCGACACCTATGAGTACACACATCAAAATCGAAAACCAAACCGAAGTCCCAGTATTGGTTGCTCTTTTCGAGCAGCCCAAATGCAACGACCATCCGACACGTTCGGCTGTTCTTAAACCCGGCGAGAGCTGCGACTGGGGCAGTGGCTCCGTACCGCTTGGCAATTACCAGTGCTACGCTGTGATGAGTGGCGACGCATCATCCCATGACGAGTGGGTTTGGCACTTTCCCGGCATCGCAGAGGTAGTAGCTCCGCTGGAACTAGGCTTCAAGTTATGGCATGCAGGCGACATCGACTGGGCCAACGTCAAGGCAATGTCGAGCGACGATCTGAACGCTACGTTCGGCTCCACCTACACCTCGGCCAAGTCATCCACCAAGTCATGGAACGGAATGTCCTCCTGCATATTCCACATTCGCGGCGGTCCTAGTTGGGTCGAGGAAACGGAACAAGTGGGCATCTTTAGGCCGAAGACCATCGCCTACAATGGCGTTCAATCCACGCCGATGAAGAGCGAGTGATTATGAAGAAACCAGCCAAATACACAGTTATCACCATCGACTCGGCGCTCCACGAAGAGGTTCGCAAACATTGCGACGAGAATGGTTTGAAGATCGGATTTTTCGCCAATCAAGCGTTAAAGAAGTTGCTGAACAAGAAGTGCGCCACGACGCAATCGAGTGCGCTTTCTACCGACAGTACAACGAACGAATGACGGCGAATCGCACCGTGTGGTGCGGACAAAACCCTTCGCTCGCTATGAAGCAGTGGGCGGAGGGGCAAATTTCCTAAAATTATGAATCTAAGAGAATACCAACAAAAAGCAGTAGAGTGGGCCAAAACTAGCGATGGTCTGATCGTCGCCCCCGCCGGTAGCGGTAAGACATGGATTGCCGCGAGCATCATCAAGAACTATCAAAACTGCGGATCTGGATTGAGATTCGGATGGCTTGCTCCGACCCGAGAAACATGTCAGCAAGCGCGCATATCGCTCCGTGTTGCCGGTGTGCCTGATGAGATTGTGGATGTCCGCTGTCCGCATGAGTCGGTGGACTTCAGCAAGAAGGACATGCTCATCGTGGACGAAGCGAAGCACAGCGCCGCCGCTGGATGGCGTCGCATCATCGAGTCCTGTAACGGTATACGTTATGGCTTCGACGCCACTCCTTGGGGCGACGATCCAGACCGGAACACGGTGACGCGAACGCTCTTCCACAACCGCACCTACGAGATAAACCGAAGCGACATTGGCGATTCATTGGCCGACGCTTACCTCGAAATCAGCCACGCCACGGATCTGAACCTCCAGCAGAAGATCGACGACAACATCGACCGGCTCTTCAACACTCGCGTCAAGTACATGCGGATCAGGGAGGATGAACTCAAACGGATGTGCGCTTGGGAATCGATTGTCGATATCGGCATCTGCCAGAACCGCGAGCGCAACAACTACGCCATCAACTACGCGGTCGAACACCTCGACATGCAGACTCTCATCCTCATTCCGCGCATCACGCTGGGCGAGGACTACGAACACCAGATTCCGAATTCTCGGCTCGTCCATTCCAAGATCGGCAAGAAGGACCGGCGCGCTTACATGGAGGAATTCAAGGCTGGTAACCTGCGAACCATGATCGCCACAAGCTTGGCCGACGAAGGATTGGATCTGCCCAACGTCGAGTTACTCATCATGGTCAGCGGCGGTCGGTCGTCGCAAAAGACCATCCAGCGAGCGAGTCGGGCATTGCGGAAAACAGAAACCAAGAACTGCGCGACAATCGTAGATTTCTCTGACAAATTCCACCCCATCGGAGCATTCCACGCTAAAAAGCGCATGACCTGCTACCGTGAACTAGGTTGTATTTTCCAATGAGTGTATCCACGACAGCAAACGAAACATCCACGCCCACCGAGAACGTAGTCTATCTGATCGGCGAACTGCGCGGCATTAGTCGGCAGACAGAAACCAAAACCGGCTCGCTCATGGTGCGCCGCGTTATATCCATCGCCCGTCATTGGACTGACAACGAAGGGCGCTTCCACGAAGATTTCGATGAGTTCGAGCTGTCCTCATGGGGACAAGTTGCAGAGAAGATCATCGAGATTCAGAACGGCGCTCTGGTGCGCGTAAAAGGCCGTGTGAAGGTAGAGAAGTGGAGCGAGGGCGGAGACACGAAATCAGCGGTTCGAATCGCTGCCGAGCAGGTTACTATTCTCTGTTACTGAAAATAATATTGAGCGAATGAAATCAAACCAAACAATCGTTGCGGTCGATCCGGGTGTGGGCGGCGGATTCGCGGTCAGCACCTCGGAAGGAATACTGCTCTTCCCAATGCCTGAGTCGCTTCCCGACACGGCGCAATTACTGGCAGGATTCAAAGTGGCCGACTCCCATCTGTGGGTCGAGAAAGTGCCAAAGTTCGTCAGCAAACTCACGTCGTCGGCCAGCATGGCAACGCTCCATGAAAACTACGGGATTGTGCAGGGGCTAGGCTACGCGCAAGGCTACGCACTTCACCGTGTTGAACCCAAGATTTGGCAAGAACCACTTGGACTCGGAGGACGTAAATCATGCGAAACCGGACCAGAATGGAAGCGAAAGCTAAAAAGCAAAGCTCAGGAACTGTATCCGAATCTGGACGTCACACTCAAAAACTGCGACGCCCTTTTGATCCTCCACTACGCGATGGGCGGTGGCCGGTGATACACAAAGCCAATCGTCCACCCTCGCCCGAGGAGCTGAAGCAATTGCTCATCATGGCGTTCGGAATGGGGATGGTCGTCGCCAGCGCCTACTTTCTTCTCTTCGTCGTCAAATGAGCGAGAATATCAAACCCATGTCCGAAGAAACGGACGTGGAGACATTGCGAGCGGCCATCGCGGAATACCAATGGTTGGCCGGCGTGCTTTTCAAATCTCTCGGGTGCGGATGCAACGGAACTCAAGACCTTTGCTGGAACTGCACCCAAGCCGAGCGACACTACAAACACACAATCGAGACATACAAATGATCAGCGCAAACAAAATGCCCATTATGCGGATAGCAGAAGCAGATGAATCACCCGAAAAGATTCACTTCGCTTACATCGACCAGAAGTACAAGGAGTGGCTGATCCGACGCGGATTCGTCAACGAACTTGGTCAGGAACCCGGGATGAGAAAAGCAGGCGGATGGCGCGGAAAGACGGTTAAAAAAGGTTAATTTATGGAAACTCAAATCACTAGAGAACAGTTATTGAAGGAAGCGCCAGCACTCATCGACCATGCGATTCTTCGAGGTTGGATGACTAAGCCCAAACCAAAGGCGCAAATTGTTGACGGCGTTTGGCATGCGGCTGGTACAGGACATCTCGATAACGCCTCAGAAGATGAAATTCAAAAACTCAGGAAACAGTACGGTGCAGGTTGAAGTCATTTCCGACGACGTAGAGATACGAGTCGGAGAAATGAAATGGATGGGAGTGGCCTACATCCGTGACGGAAAACCAAAGGTGTACGTTCGAACGAAGGCCGAATTCAAGGCCAAGTTCACCCCGGTCATTGAACAAGCACCCTAAACTCTACATCGAAGCACAAGAGCAGCTCTTTGCGAAGTTTCAGTCTCGCTCCATACCAATCCAACACTGGAGCAAGTACCTGATGACTCCCAAAGAGCTGTCTCTCCTTTTCGCAAAATTCGAAGAATCAAAGTCAGTTCTCCAGCAAATCGCCTCGAATGATCTGGGCGAAAGCGGGGACATAGCGCGCAAACAACTTGGAATCCAATGAATCAATCAAAGATCGACCGTGCCAGAGCATGGCTTCGTAACACCCCCGGAGCCGTCAGCGGACAGGGCGGTCATAACGCAACCTTCGCAGTAGCTACCGCTCTGGTGCATGGATTCGAGCTGTCGCGAGGATCGGCTGAAGCACTGCTATCCGAGTACAGCGAGAAATGTTCTCCACCGTGGAATGCCTATGAATTGGCCCACAAGCTCGATCAAGCGTCCAAAGTTTCGCACGACAAGCCGCGTGGATGGCTTTTATCCGCTCAATCAGGCATTGGTCAGGGCGGCAATCCCATCTCGCCCACCGGCAAGTTCGTCGTTCGCACGATCCAATCGATGCCGGAACCTCCGTCGCCGTTTACGACAATCGACTTCCTGAAAGCCTGCTTCGAGTCGGACGAAGTTGTCTGCATCTGTAACGACATCATTTTCGACGAAGAGGGTCGAGGTAGGCCAGCCTCCAAAGGTACGTTCCTTAAGCGCGACGAATGGATTAAGAACCACTTCACGCCGCCCATCAGCGCCATGTGGAACGGCAGCGACAGCAAGGGCGCATACGTCCGCATCAATCCATGCTTCGACGAGAGCGGTTCGGATTCCGGCGTGGCGAACTTCCGCCATGTCCTAGTCGAGATGGACGAGAAGACGAAGGACGAGCAATGGACAGCGTTGAAGGAGTCGAAGCTCCCACTATCGGTCGTCATAGATTCCGGCGGCAAGAGTCTGCATGGCTGGGTGCGCGTTGAAGCGGCCAATAGAGAGGAGTGGAACGAGCGCCGCGACATCGTCTATCGCTACCTCGAAAGCATCGGCATCGATCCGAAGAATAAGAACGCGAGCCGGTTCAGCCGTCTGGCCGGTGTAATGCGCGATGGCAAGGAGCAGAAGCTCTTAGCCGTCAACGTGGGCGCAGTGAACTGGGAAGCGTTCAAGGACGACATGGACGCGCAGGACATGCCGATGGAGTTCTCGATAGACAGCATCATCGAGTACGATCCGCAGAATGATCCTGACAATCTGATCGGAGATAGATGGGTTCGGCGCGGATCTTCGCTTCTCTTTGTGGGGCAAAGTGGATGCGGCAAAAGCTCGATGGCCGCGTATCAGGGTTTGAAATGGGCGTCCGGCGAAGCTTGGTTTGGCGTAAAGCCCGTCCGGGCGCTAAAAGTAGCTTACATTCAGGCGGAAAACGACATCGCCGATCAGCATGATGCACTCAAGGGCGCTGCTCAGATGACCTTCGGCAAGGAGAACTGGGAGCGAGGTCTTCGGAGTGCGAACATGTTATTCTTCCGCGAGACGGTTAGGACTGGCTCCGACTTCGCGACAATGCTCCGCCGCCTCGTTCGCAAGACTAAGGTGGACGTGGTTTACATCGATCCTCTGCTCTCCTACATGGGCGGCAATCCATCGGATATCGAGGTTTGCGCGAACTTTACGCGGCACTTGCTCCAGCCGATTATGATGGAGACGGGCGTAGTCCTGATTCTCGTCCATCACTTTCCAAAGCCCAAAGGTCGAGACGACAAGCCAGAGAGCGTGGCAGAGATGGCCTACTCAGGATTCGGATCGTCGGATCTAACGAACTGGGCCAGAGAGGTGATTGTGATGAAGGAAGTTGGTTTCAATCAACCTCGACAATTTATGCTCGGCATGGCGAAACGAGCGGATCGTTCCGGCATGACGGACAAGGAAGGAAAAGTCACCGGATCGATTATGATCCAGCGTGGCACGGGCGGCGACATCTCATGGAACTATGCAGACCCACAGAAGTTCGTCGTCGATAAGGAGTCGGCCAAGAAGCCGTACGTCAAAGGACGCTATCCTAAGCGTTAGCCTTTTCGCGCAACGCTCGACGACGACCTTTGGCAGCAAGAGACAAAAAGCCTTTCTTGCCGTATTTTTTCATGCCAATGGATGCCGCCAAAGCCTTCGGATCTTTGACACCCTTGCTCTCAAGACTGCTAACGAGCTTCTCGTAACGACCGCCACCACCAAGTTTCATCTTGTCCATAAATTCAAATAGGGTTTGAGGTTAAAACCGACAGAACAATCGCCAGAATCCAAGCGGCGCAGCTCCAAAATTTAGGCGTCGTCTTGTCCTTAGCCTCCGCACAGTTGTGCCGCGCACGGAAGTTCTTACGACGCTCAGGATTCGACTTCTTGATCGTCATGTCAGGATCGCCGAAGCGAACGATGACGACCTTGTTCGCCGGATTCTTAACGTACACCGCGCTCTTCTTCCGCTCACCCGACGTGTAGAAGGGCTTGTTCAGCGTCACCTTCTTGCCCTGATAGGTGTTACCTTTCTTGGAGAGGGAGGTTTTCATTTCTCAAGATCATCTTCAATTATCCGGTAACGATCTTGCTCCATCTTCAGCACCCTTGGCCAAAGACGCTCAAATCGATTCATCTGAGCTTGCGTGGCTTGGTCAATCGGCTTTGAGACAATGTTAAGGTATTCTGGAGTCTTTACGACACGCCCAACGGCAGCGGCGGTTGCATTGCTAATTCCTTTTCCAAACAATCTATATGCAGCGTATCCACCAAGACCGGCTTTCATGCCAGTCTCACCGTAAACCTGATAACCAGCAAATCCAGCCAAAGCTGGCAAAACCAGTTCTCTGAAGACGCTTGGTTTTCCAAGGTCGGAAACCTGCTCCAACTGATTTGCGATTTTTGTGATGCGAGAGATTCCGTCGTCTCCAAATAAACCCTTGGTTATTCCAAAGTATTTGCCGGGAGCTTCGCTTGTTCCGACAAGATCTTTGATCTTTGCTGTGTTGATTTTGTTTCCGTCAACCGACTCCGCAATGATGCGTCCAACTAAAAGGTTTTGAGCATCGCCGATCAAGTCAGGTCTTGATTGGCCAACAGCCTTGAGGAACTGTTTGCTACGGTAACTGAGCGATTCACCTTCCTTAGCAACCAAGAAATCGATCAGATTAGAAGGTTCAAAACTTTCAAGCTGACCTCCCGGTTCCAATGCTTTTTTAACCGCTACGTTGAACCTTCCACGCGCATTGCTGGTTGTTACAACCGCCTCTTCAAGAGCTTTGTACAGCGGTTTTCCGCTTTGCGTCTCAATGTTCCTGATAACGTCGTCTAACTTGATCGTATCAAGAACATCAAAGTTTTTATCTCGAGCATCTCGAACTCTGGCCTCAATGGCCGCAAGAGAGTCGATGATCCGCTGTTCCCTTGACGTTATGTTCGTAGCCTTAAGTTTGGCGTTTGTTTCCGCAATCTGACCTTCCTGTTTGATTGCAGCGTCGAGTCTTGCCTGCGCTCCAGAAATGTTGTTGGAAACATCTGTTTTCAAAGCGTCGATTTTACCTTTCAGTTCGTTTGCTTGTTTTTCAAGAACTGCCTTTTGGTTGACTAGCGAACTGTACTTTGAGGCAACATCGGTTATCTCGGAAATGTCTGGGAACAATTCGTCAATCACCTCTTTCTGAAGTCCGGTTGCTTTTCCACTGTTTCCAGCAGTAATCGCTTTCAGGAAATCGTTCGGATTTTCACCGCGTGACTGAATGAAAACAAACTGCCTCAAATCCGGCTTTATCTCATCGTATCGAGTCCCGAGTAGATTTTTTAGGAGCCTTAGATTTTGAGGTCCAGTTGCCCCAGCAATCGTTCCAACGATTCCCGGCATTCCACTTTGCTCACCAGCCTCTCGCAAAATTTTGTCAGCAAAAAATCCTTTGAATCTTGAAATACCTTCTCGATACGCAGCGTTTTCCTGCTGCAAAGCTTTTTTAAGGGCAGGATTGGACGCTAAAGCCTCATCAAGCTGTGAGTTAATTTGATCAAGATCTTCAAAAACTGAATAATCAGCTTTTTGAACAGGCTTTCCAAAATTGATTTTTCGAAGAATATTTGTGCGTTTCTGACGCAGTTGATTTACCGTGTATTCTTTTGTCACCTGTTCTCCAGTTGGAGACATTTCGGTAACTGTTAATTTTGTGTTTTCAAGATCAGGGTCGATTTTTCCATAACCTTCTTCTCGATCTTTTTTGAACTTATCAAGCTCCTCTTGAGCAATCTGCTGCGTCTTTAGGCCAAGCGATTCTCGGGTGATTCCGCCAGTAGGACCATATCCAGCAGCGCGGCCTGCCTCAATACTGGCAATCTGCTGGTTTAGGTCTGAAATCTGAGTGTCGAGTTTTTGGCGTTCAACGGACTCAACGGGTAATGATTCGCCCTTTTTCTTAAGCTGATCGATTTCATCTCGAAGTCCTTGAGACTCGACACTTGCACGACCTTCTAATGATCGAACAACATCCGTCAAACGCGCATCACGCGAAGCATTTCGAACATCTATCAAGTTTGTGATTCGATTCCGAAGAGCCTCAGACTCTCCAACAAAAGAGTCGATTGCATCGTTGGCAACCTTATTGGCCTGCTCGTCTGGAACCGCTATCGATTTCTGGAGTTCTGTTCTGATTGCGTCAGAAAGATCTTGCCCAGTCAAACCGGACGAACCGGCATTGTTCATCGACTGACTTACAACATTTCTGATATTTTCCTGAAATTGCTGAGGATTCAGTCCTGAATTTGGAGAATAAAGAGCGCGAGCAAGATCGCCGGAAAATCGATCAAACATTCCAGACGAACCTTGTTCGACCATTTGCTTTCTGATGTCTTCTGCTCGATCCTTGATAAATTGCTGCGTAAACGGGAGTTGCAATTCAGCGGCCACAGCTCTCGGATTAAAATTAAATCCGCTTCTCCAATCTCTCACATCAAATCCGCTTCTTGCCAAAGCACCTCCACCCCTTGCAAGCCCACTTAGGCCCGGACTTAAAAATCCACCAAGCCCAGTTCTAAAAAGAACATTGGACAAATCAGCGGAGTCTTGGTCGAGAGTTTCAAGGCCAGCCTGAAGGCCAGAAGTCAAAACACCGCTTCCAGCTTCTTTTGTAAACTGTGTGAATTTTCTGGCTTGTTGAGCCACTGGAACACCGGGAATTGCCTGAGCAAACATTTCTCCTGCTCGGTACGGTTCTGGAGATACAGTTTGTCCCAACCCTGACGCTGCAAGGTTGACTCCAGTTTCAGTTAACAACCCAGCAGTAACACCCATTCCGGCAATAAACGGGGCAGAAATAAGAGATGCTGAAATAGGAAGTCCGGTTGCAAATCCACGCCGCATTCCGCGAGACTCAGCTTGTGCCAGCGGAGTAAGCTGTCCAGACGGGGCAATTCGACCACCTTGATATTCTGGAGGCGCAATTTGACCTGAAGGCTCAGGCAATCGCCCCATCTCACCAACAAACCGCTCCAATCCTCCAACCTCTGCGGACCGTTTCACTGCTTCGCTCATGTCTGGAGGCAACGCGCCAACTAAGCCCTGCTCCTCACGCCGACGCATTTCGCCAATTGTGGCCGGAGCCGATGGCTGCGCCGAACCACGCAAAGCTGAAAGAACGTCGGCTTCTGTCGGCTGCGTATCAGACTCCAGAACAACCCGCTTCTGAACTCCGTTGTCATCAACTGTTACAGCAAAGCGTGGCATATGTTATTGTCCGATGATTTCAGTTGAGATGATCTTGATTCCTCCAGATGAAGGAGCCGGAGCTGATTGCTGTTGTTTACCAAACGGTGTAAACGGCAGATTGTATTTCTCAACAAGTTCGTTGGCCAACTTAACCCGTTCTCTGCTAATTTTGTAATCAGTTTTATACTGATCTATAATGTTGTACAAATTTTCTGCTGCAAACTTAGCAAAGTTATTTGCATCGTTAACAAAGTTTTTGCTCCTGATGTCACCGATTGCTGATTTCAATCGAACTGTTTCAGGCTGTGTAACGGCTTTACCAGACGTTGCAAACGCTTCGCTGTTAAATACCGTATTGAACCTTTGAAGGATTGAATACGCTTCACGTTCCTCATTTGTTGCTGCTGAATTTAATCTTTTTTTCAACTCCCCAAGCCTTCCGTCAATTATGCCAACGTAGTTTTGAATTTTTCCTTTTCCGTACGTTTTATCAAATCTGTTTAATTCATTAATTAATGCAGACGATTGCTGCGCTGTTGAATAATCCCCGCTAATTTCCTTTGCTACATCTCCAGTGGGAAGATCCCATTTGTTTGACATTATTCTATTCTTTACATCATTTTCAGTAAATTTGTCTGGAGTTCCAAACAATTCTTTCCAGTTTTCAAGTGCGCCAACAGCAATGTCTTGGCGCATGCCTTCGGTTTGAGATGGGCGACCTAATCGACGAGCCTCAACATTAGCGCGAGCAGTTTTGATTCGTTCAGGAAGAGGAATGGTTTTATCCAACTGATAAACCTCTTCGGAAATTTCCGTGCCAAGGTCTTTGATAATTTTTGCCTCACTCATCTGCTGCCTGATTGCGGGGGCGTTTTTCTGATAAACCTCCTCGTTAATCTGACCTGTCTGAGGATCAAAAACATCGAAGCCCTGATTCTGCATCTCTGTTATGATGTCAGACCTAGTCTTTTCGAACTGTTCGCGAGCTTTGATGATTTTCGCTCGCGGAGAATACTGCTGAAGACCTTGATAAGCCCTAGTCGCCTCCTGATTGAACACCTTTGACTTGAAGCGTGGCAGTGCAGGCATTGGAGACTTCAACTCAGGATCGTTGAAATACGTTCCAACATCCTCATTAAACTTCTGAAACGTATCGTACTCAGCAGCCTGATTGGCCTGCTCATCCAATGCTTGAGCATAAGCATTAGACCGAATCTTGTTCTGAAGCTCCATGCCCTGCCGGTTGAGCAGCGACTCCGCCGTCTGCACCTGCAATTGCTCCATCATCCGCTTCTGCGTCTGTGCGCGGTCGTAGAGCGATGCGCCTAGCTCAAATGCTTTAAGAGTTTCGTCGGCCATAAATCAAGGTCTGTAATTGGTTGCGCCGTATTCTGAAAACAAGTTTTGACTCTGATACGCAGGAGCCGCCGACGGTGTATTCATCCATGCACTGTACGTTGATCCGGGAACCGACGCCGATGGGGTTGGCGCTGACAACGACTGCTGCATCTTCGCCCCGCCGTACATTCCGCCAGCCGTAGAAATCGCGCTTCCAAACGCTGCCATCGTAGGATCGGGCATTGCGGCCACTTGAGCGGCGGTCATGTCGCGATTGTACTGGGCAGTTTGCTGCTGCTGCATCGCTCCAATGCGCTGACCGGGAGTGATGAACATGCTGCTGATTGAGAACGGCTGCGCCATTCCGAACGTCCGCTGCTGCTGGATGAAGTTCTGCGCTTGAGCAAGACCTTGATTCTGGATCTGCATCGATGTCAGACCAAAGTCGCGAGCAGCCAAATTCCTGCCAACACCCGAACCAGCGCCATACCCTCCGCTAAGCGCACGTCCAGCGGAAGATCGTTGGAGTTGAGAAGCAACATCTTGAGAAACCTCGCCACGCAAGTTCGCCCCAATGTTCTTTCCAGCTTGTTGAATCAACTGATCGTAACCGGGAATCGCACGACGAAGCTGCGCCTCAAGCTGTGACTGCTCGGCGGCGGTCGTCTTGGTTGCCAATTCAGTCGCCGATTCCAACGATCCAATATTCTGCTGGATCGCCTGCTTCTGTTCTGCCGCAAAATCAATCGGCTTGAACGCCGGAACCTTTGGCTTGCTGCCTTTGCTCAGCAAACCACCAATAAGACTTGTTCCGCCAGCGATTGCTGCCGCACCTAGAATAGCTCCCATAAATTAAAAAACCTCCTTCACAAGACGGTTGCCGTTCTCAATCGAGAACACCTTTTCAGGTTCGTGACGTTGGATGTTCATGGTAATCAGACGTGCAGCTTTCTCCTCGGGAAAAGCTCGCTCGTTATGAAAGCAATGAACCCATATCCGACGCAAAGTATCCACCTTAAAAAGTTCTCCCTCTTCGATTGTCATCACGCTATGTGACGATGCCCATTTGTCGGCGTACTCGCGAAGCATCTGAACCGAAGGCAAATGAACCTCGTAACCGAATCGCTCGGTGCATTCTTTGGCCGACGATTCCGCGTCCTTCTTGACGTACACCTTGACCGAGTCATGCACGATAGCCTTCGGAAGATATCCGTAGGTCGAGCAATCAGCGACGTACTTGTAACGGTTCCGGTAATCTTCAATCGACTTCTGCCAATTTGAGTCAGTCGCACCCTGCTCGTGTAGGCCAATGCAATCATTCTCCAGCGAAAAAAGGACCGACATGAATGCCGATCCGAATCGTGGCAACCCGCAGATTTGAAAGAGTTTACCGTTCATTTTTCATGCACAAAGATGTCCAAGCCGCTGTTCGAGCTAACACGAAGATGGCCGACTCTGAACCGTGAATCATTCCCAGTTCGTTGCAAATCACTGCACTGTAAAGAGCTGCATTCGGATGAACGTCTTTTCCGACTTCTTTCATCCAACCATGAAGCTGCTTGATGCGGTCGTTTGCCTTCTTGAAGTCCACCTCAATAATCTCGCGCACCCGACTCCACGCTGGGTCGATGCTGTCCTTAAAAAACGAGTTCCCAAAGCCGGGAATCTTCATGCCAGACAATATGGCCGACTTCAAAGATCGCTCGTCGAATTTCTCGTAAACGAATCGAGCAGGACCAATCGGACCATGAGCATCGCCAAGAGTGAGGATAGCGGAAGCGATTGCGTTGGTTAGTTGCGCGCTACCAAAGAAAGCGTTCACCGCAGCGCCGGAACTAGCGTTCTGATTGTTCCGAGCCGCCATGTCGTGTGCGTCAAATACAGCCTGAAGCAACTCCAGTTTCTTTGGAGTCACCTCTTCCAGCGCAAAGTCGATGTTGAGTTTTAGAACCATTGGGAGAATCCACCGCCATTTAATCCGACGCCGACCATACGGATCGTAGCAACTGCGTCGCCTAGGTACTGCATGGTCTGCTCCTGAACAGCCTGAACAGCCTTTGCTTCGTAGGCCACTGCTTCCTGAATCAAATCATTCTCCTCCTTGCGAATCGCCATGACCATCAGCTTGATGGCATCAGGACTCGGCGGAATGAGGTAGTCATTGACGCTCGTTGCGTTGATATGGCGCATCTTCGCCATGACCGTTACCGGCTTATCCTCGTCGTTGTTGCAACGATCCGTCAGATAACTGCGACGGTACTGCGGCAAAGTTTCATCAGGGTCGTAAACTGCCAGATCAAGCTCCAGCAATGTCGTCGCATTGTACTCGTACAATCGGCTCGACGTGTTGGTTGCCTGACGAATGACGCCGGTCAGCGATATGAACTTCTTGGTCGATTGAACGTACGGAAGAGCAAGGGTCAGCTTCTCGCCGTCGATCCATACGCCACCAGACAGTGTGCGAATCCATTGCCCGTTCTGATCGACACCTTGCAGAGTGATGGTTTTGCCGACATCTGAAGCGTCACCGGGATAGACTCGGATGAAGCTGTTCGTCCCGCCGGACATGTCGCGGTAAGAAACGACAGTGCCACGATCCACAAGCTGCTTGCCGACGCACCCGCCATTGTTCTCTCCGAGCAATCCGTATCCGCTTTCCTGAAACTCGAACCATTGATTGCGAACCGTTCCTACGCCGCAGCAATCGGCTACCGACTCGATGGTTTCAATATGACGCGGCCAAGTGATGCAGCCTCCAACCGTGTGGATGGTGAAGCGTCCGTACGCGCCTGCCCACAATCCCTTGTGCAGAAGCCGTCGGCACGCCTGATTGATGTAGTCGTAAACGCGAGGGTCATCGACGCAGACGCCGACTACACGGGCGATTGTCGAGCGAATGTCCTGAACGATTAGCTTCATTTGGTGTAATAGATTCGGCTCGTTCGCTTGATGAAGTAAACGCCGTAGAACGGAGGCAGATTGTTGTGGGCGACAGCGTTCTGGGTATCGTTGCCAGTCTTGTCGGCGCTAGTGGTTCCGATGTCGCCAGTCGTAATGCTCGGACCGGCTCCTCCGCCACCGCTTCCAGCAGCACCTTGAAGGATCTGTGTGGGGTACGAACCGAGTCCGCTCCAAGACTTGTTGACGAGGTAATAATCGTCGTTTGCCGGAGCAATCAACTGAGCAACACCATGCGTGTGTTCGTTGAACGGTGTTTCTGGAACCGTCAGCGTGTGTTTATCCTCGCCGACAATTGATGTGGCAGTTGCGGTTCCATTGACAGCAACCGCACCACTCGCCGCAAAAGCACCAACACCGACCGGGAATCGAGCGTCAAACGAGGTATCAACCATCCACATCGCTCCGGTGTAATTAGTCGGAGTGCCGGAAGTTCCATCGCCGCCGTCGTACGAAAGAAGATCCGTGGTCGTTCCAACAAAGATGCGACGATCATAACCATTTGCTGCAACCGGATTTTTATAAACCCAGAATCCCTGATCAAAAATCCACCACTGCCCATCTTGATCAAGCCACGGATAAATCCGATTGTTGATCGCCGGAAACGTCGGTCCAAAATTGAAGAACGAGTTTCCAATCGTGCTGTTGAAAACGGCTTGCGTGCCTCCGATGATATCGTTGGCCAAGTTCTGGTAATTCAACGGACAATAACTCACCGGAAGACTTGGAGGTGTAAGCGTGATTAAGGTTAGGTTTGGCATACTATTCCGATGTGTAGGTAAACGGGTTTACGTCGCAAGCATCAAGAGTCTTGCATCCTTCGAAAACAAGGCACTCGCCCACCGCAGGTTCCTGAACGTCGTAAGCGTGAACGCGGATGCTCTTGATGCGGCAATATCCCGTAACTGTTAGGCTCATTTGAACCTCGTACATGTTTCGAGTCGGTGTGCTGATGCTCGAATTGCACGGAATATCCGAAGGAGTCGGCAGGCGCATCTTCGGCCTGTATTGCGGCTGGAAATTGACCAGCGGACAAGCGGGTTGGCACTGCAAAGTTGTCGCGCATTCAGCCCAGTCTGCCCACTCAATCCATCCGGGGTACTGATCGGGTCGATACTCGACATTGAAAGAAGCGTCTCCGTCCAGCGAATCGATGAAGATGTCGCCCGAATCAAGCCGCTTCAGTCCAAACGGAAGCTCGAAGTTGTAGGCGCGAGTGTGAACCAGCCACTGAATCTCCTTTTTTCCGTCAGCAATGTTGTTGTCAAACTTGGCACCCTTGCTGATTTCCCAAATCTGAATCGTCCCGTTTTCGCCGCGAGCAATTGAAAAGCATCTGTCACCGTAAACGCTCTCCGTCTTCAAAACCTGCAACACATCGAGTCCAGTCCAGATTCCTGCCCACGCGGGAGGAAACTTTTTCCGCATCGACGTAATCAGTTCAAAATCCAAAACCATCAGCGCCTTATGGATAACGCCTTGGGCATTATACCGAGGCTGTGCGGTCATCAGCAATCGATTGTCGAACACGACCGCAGATCCAGACCACAGAAGACTGGTTTGATCGTTCTCAGCGATGTTCAGAATCTCACCGCTGATCGGCGTATTCCCCGGATCAGTGAACGAGCGACGAGCAATGATGAACGAGCGGACGCCATCGACTGCACGGTAGAACACGTCGCCGTTGACAGTAATGGCCGACCTAGCGCCAAGCGCACCGCTGGTTAGCAAGCTGATAGCCTGAATCGGATAGCTCAGGTTCTTCCATGTATCACGATCAACAGGAGCTTGAACCGAGAAGACGTATCGAGGAGTAAAGACTAGGAGCGGACCTTGCCCAAGCGACGTATCTGGATCGCCGGGGACGGCCATTGCTGTGATTCCTCCTGAATCCGACGGAACCGCAAAGTCTCCGCCTTCGTTGAGGAAGGTATTCTCGGTTTCTTTGAGAACACTGGCTCGCGTGCCATCTCCATAAACAATGTCGGTTGCTCGGAATGAGAATCCATTTGCAAGCGCGTACCAGATACGTCCGTTGACGTAGGCCATTACTCTTCCGCACTTGATTTCGTCGGTGGTTGCGCGGCGCAGGCTTGATCCGTTGAAGATCAGCGGTGCGCTCTGACCATCTTGAATGACGACAAAGTTCTCCGCCTGAACCATCCAGCCATCGAGTATGTTTGATGGGTTCTCAAGATTGGGCGAAGCTGAAAGGTTCTGAACGCTGTTTTGAAGGCAGTCGTAAAGCCACACTTTACCACTGATCAACATCAGGATGAACGTCGCTCCATTGTCGCCGATGTATGGGAGCGCACACTGGAACACGCCGGTCAAATTGCTCGAACCGTAACACTCCTCGGAGTAGCCGTCAGCCGTGACATTGGTTTGATCGGCAGTGACGAGCGTACTGTCTGCCGTAATCGACAAGCATACGTCGTAATCTTTCTGGATGAAACCGGGTCGAGGAGAGATGAATCCCTGCCGAAAGCTGGCATTGACCGCAAAGGCGACCTGATTCTTGTCCACCTCAGACGGCATCACACCAGCGTCAATGCCACCCTCAAAGGTGACAGACCCATCCGTGTACCTCCGTGGTGCGCGTTCGCTCATGGCTTAAGCCTGAATCCGTTGGACAGAGAATGAGGAATCAGTTGATACATTTAGAGCAAAAACCCCTGTAGATTGTATCAATAGTTCGTAGTAATCTCCAACAGAAGTAGCTTGATCAATATAAGAAATAGATACCGGAGGGTCGTTTGGAGATGCGTTTGTTACAGTAAAATTTAATGTTTGCAAAACATTGGAGCCATTTCTTCTTAACAATACTGTTAAGTTTGACGTTCCGGTAATACCTACCAAATTTAAAAACGCATCAATCCGATAGTATCCGGTGTAAGGAACCGTAAAGCGGCCAGTAGCAGCAGTAAACCCAGCCGATGGGTCAAGTGTTACCCAAGAACCAGAAGGAAAATCTCCAAGGCTAAATGGATTTTTAGTCGTTAATGATGCAACCGTATTGGAACCAGTCAGCCTCCGCGTAAAAGTGACGTAGTTGAACGCTGCTCCGCTGGCTGTCGATGCAATGCTGATCGTGCCTGCACCCGGCGTAATCGTGATGTTTGAGCCTGCGGTCAGACTTGCCAGCGTGTATCCCGTTCCATTGCCAATGAGCAGTTGGCCATTGGTAGGTACGGTCGATAGGTTCGTTCCACCGTTTGCAACCGGCAACACGCCGCTGATATCGCCCACTGGAACCGTTGCGACGGTAGATAGAAATCCAGATCCGCTCGACCCTTGAGTCTTGAGATAACCAGATGAAAACGAATTAAGGGCTGTCGCGCTTGCGAGTGCTGCGTCAGGAACTCGAAGAATGTACGTTCCGGCAGATGGCGCTCCGCCAGCAGCTCCAGCCGCTCCGGTAGCACCAAGCGCACCCGCCAAAGTCACAATCGCGTTGGTTGCTATTACCGTCGTCGGAATTGCGTTTGGTACTCCAAGAACGCCTGCAAGCGGGTTTTTAAGCGTTACATTGAGTCCGGTTACGTCTATTACCTGCAAATAACCGCACCCCTGAACTGAGACAAAAAACTGTCCAGAAGCCGATTCTGGGAGAAACGAAGTTACGGCAAGAGGAACAACGACCGACGACCCAAACGCTGGAACTATAAACGACGCAGTTGTGAAGCTGAACACGTTGACGCCAGCAGCGCCGTTCGTTCCGTTAGTACCCGCAGCACCCTGTGGTCCGGGGACATTCACGACAACCGGAACGGTATCGCAAGGCTGGCAACAGCCGGTTGAAGAAACAAGTTGCGACGGCATATTTTTCCTTTGCCAGACCGTCAAGTCCAGCGAGAACTAATGCAAGGCCAAACTATGCCAGAGCAAGTGTCAGAGCATCCATTGATCGACCACAAGTACGGGATTCGTTCGCCCGTCAAGATTCCAGACCTAGAACTGGAACTCTACGCATTCCGAAATCGACTCCAACCGAATGAGGGCGGACTGGGTACTTTCGATCATTTTCGTAACGCCACGAAAATGTTATGGCCGAAGATGAGCTGGAACCCGTGGCTCGAAGCGCAAGTCGAAGGTCTTTGCGACCATGACTACGTCGGATGGGCCGGTTGCGGTGCGAGCGGAAAGACTTTCGGCGCGACGCTCTTTGCGACTGTTTGGTGGTTGGCCAACCCTTCCAAAACAACCGTTGTTCTCACGTCTACAACGGCAAAGATGATCCGAAAGCGTATGTGGGCTAATCTTCAGGATCTTGTTCGGAAATCACGCGGATTCCCCGGAAACATGGTCGATTCGAAGATGAGTCTTCAAGCTATCAAAGGCGACGACCGGCACTCCATTTCCGCTATCGCCGTCGCCGAGGGCAACACATCCAAGGCTGTGGCCAACATTCAGGGCATCCACGCCGAGCGTGTGATGGTTATTATCGACGAAGCTACGGATACGCCCGAAGCGGCTTTCGAAGCGTGTACGAACCTTTCTAAGGGTTGCCGCGAGTTCAAAATGTTGGTCATTGGAAACCCTGCCTCAAAGTTTGATCCGCACGGACGCTTCTGCACACCGGCAAAAGGCTGGCGCAGCGTAACGATTGAAGATCAGCATTGGCTGACAGAACGCGGGATGTGCCGACGCTTTGACGGCATGAAGAGTCCGAACATCAGCGAGGGCCGCACGAAGTATCCGTACCTTATTACTCAGGATCAGGTCTTGTCGGCAATGCGCCATGAGGGCGAGCAAAGCCCTACGTTCTGGAAGTACACACGCGGATTCTGGTCGCCGGACGGCATGGTCAAGACGGTCTTGTCCGAATCGCTGATTGAGACGCACACACCTACAAAAAGTTTGGTGTTTACCACCAACGTCCAAATCGTTGCCGGTCTTGATCCGGGCTTTGGCGGCGACAGATGTATCCTTCGCTTTGCAAAAGTTGGCACCGCAAACGACAAGGTCAGCATACTTTTTCAGGACATCATCCACATATCCGTCAACGCTCAGCTAACGGAGCCGGTGCATTACCAGATAGCCAATCGGGTTAAAGAAGAATGCAACAAGCGCGGCGTTCCACCGGACAAATTTGGTCTGGATTCAAGCGGTGAAGGCGGCGGGTTGGCCGACATCTTGACCCGCGAATGGGGTGTAATTCATCGCGTTGAGTTCGGTGGCTCGCCATCAACCATTCCCGTCAGCGACGAGGACAGCAGGCCATGCAATGAGGCTTACGATAGAAAGGTAACCGAACTCTGGTTCTCAATGCGTAAGTGGGCCGTTGAAGAGCGCCTTGGCGGCATGGACATCGAGACGTTGCAGGAGTTCTGCGCCCGTATGTTCGATGATTCCAAGCGGAAGATATCGGTCGAATCCAAGACCGTGATGAAGCAACGGACAGGAAAATCGCCTGATTTGGCCGACGCTGCTGTAGTCTTGCTTGATCTAGTCCGCAAAACTGCTGTTTTAGAGCCGCGCTTTACGAAAATGGATAAGGTCTGGGAAAAGCTAGTGAAGGACGCAGATTCGATTTACTACGACGAAACGATTGAAGCATGAGCAAAACCACTGGTTACAAAGTTCTGAACGAACACATGGTCATCCCCGGCGGATGGCATTACCGCATTCCTGAGACTGGGATTGAAGTACCCGGAGGATCGTGGGCGCAGCTCAATGAGTTTGTCCGCAATCACTACACGGCGAACGCTATTCAAATTCCGAGCAACCTTGACGATTTAATCACCGAATATGCGTGTCGTAACGGTGCTGATTGCTCCTACGACGAGGTTAAGATCCACAAGCCAGAGGGGCGTAAATCGCTTCAGATCGGCGACGTCATCCGGTTCAGCATGAGTCTTCTCCACGGACTTACGGTTGGCGGCGGCAAGGTTGATCAGGCGGAAGCAAATAGGCGTGCAAGCATCTGCTCAACTTGTTCGTTCAACCGAAAACCACTCGGATGCACCGGATGCAACGCCCGTGTGCTAAAGGATGCTGTCAAAACTTTCTCTCAACACGGCAGCACTCCGGTAGACGAAAGCCTGCAAAGCTGCGAGTTTTGCGGTTGCTTTATCAGAAGCATGGTTTGGTTTCCCATTGAAACCCTTCATAAATTCTCGGACGCTACAGAGAACGAAAACCTTCCGGCTCACTGCTGGAAAAAACGACCATGTACGGAAACCTAGCCCAACTGCCGCTTGAAACTATCAACGAAGACGGCAAAGCGCCTGAAACGCGCATAGCCGACGCGGCATCCGCTCGCGAAATCTTTCAGAAGCTTATCATGGCTGATGAGCTGCGTAATAGTACGCGAGCCAAGCTGCGCGGTCTGGTCGATGGAAATCCTCCGTACAATCCAGCAGAACTGCGCCGCAACAACCAAGCGTTCCGTACCAACGTCAATTTCCGTGAGTCGGAAGCGTTCCTCACGCTGGCAATGTCAGCCTTCTACGACGTGTTCGCCGAGGTTCCGACCTACACGAACATTCGTACCGCGTACGGCAACGACATGGATAAGCGGGAGGAATGGTCGAAGATCATCACCGAGGAGTTTGACCGGCTCCAGAAGCTCGACAAGGACTTCGACTACATCATGCAGCTCTCGCAGCGTGAAATGGTTCTCATTGGCGATGGTCCGCTGATCTTCGAGGACAACACCAACTGGCGCTGCAAAGCCATCATGGCGACGGACCTGCTCGTCCCAGACGGCACTAAGTCAAACGTAAGCGACTGGAAGGTGGCCTGCGTTCGCACGCGCATGGGTGTAGATGATCTGTTCGAGAAGATCCAAGACGAAAAAGCGGCAAAAGCTTCCGGTTGGGATGTCGATTATGTCCGCCAGCGCATTCGTGCGGCGATGCCCGAGCCGTATCGCTCTGGCGTTCAGTACGACTGGGAGTTCTTCCAGAAGCAGCTTCGCTCGAACGACATCACGTTTTCCGCTCGTTCCGAGGTGGTGCTGATGTGCCACGTTTTCTACAAGGAATTCGATGGTCAGATCAGCCATGTAATCATCGACGAACGCGACAGCGAGAGCTTTATGTATCGCAAGCTTCGCCGGTTCAGCCGATGGGAGCAGGTCATTCATCCGATGTACTACGACCGTGGCGACGGCGAGCATCACGGCGTTAAGGGCTTGGGCATCAAGATGCTTCAGCCGATGGAGCTAAAGAATCGTCTTCGCTGCTCAATGGTGGATAGCGCGTTTGCGAGGACTCAGATTCTATTCCGACCCCTGAACGCAAATGCGCTGAGCAAGACAAGCGTCGTACAGCAAGGACCGTATGCCATTCTTCCGCCAGATTACGAAGTCGTTCAGCAGAATATTGCTGGAGTTCTGGATGCTCCAATGGCGGTCAATGCGGACCTTGAAAATGTTCTTCAGGGCAATCTCTCTCAGTATCGCCAATCGCTCAACAAGCCGCAGGGCAACCCACGGACAGCGACGGAAGTCCAAGCCATCGTCTCGCAGCAGTCCGCAATCGGTAAGACGCAGTTGAGCCGGTATTACACTCAGCTCGATTCCTTCTTTGAGGAACGGTACAACCGCGCTTCTAATCCTAATCTGAACCCGATTACGAAGTCCGATAAGGACGCCATCGAGTTCCAGCGTCGATGCAAAGAGCGCGGCGTTCCGGTGCAGGCAATGATCGATATCGACTACGTTGAAGCGACTAGGACTGTGGGCCAAGGTTCACAGTTCGCTAAGCAACAGCTTCTCGGTTCGCTTCTCCAGTTGTCCGGTTCGCTGCCAGAGGGCGGCAAAATTAACCTGCTCAAGGACTATATTGCCGCACAGGTTGGCCAACAGATGGTGGATCGTTATCTACCTTCGCAGCTCCAGTCGTCCCGTACGCAGGATCAAGCCGCTCTGGCCGTTCTCGAACACGCCTCACTACGTCAGGGCAACATGCCGCTCGTCACCGATACGCAGAATCAGATCATCCACATCGAGACTCACCTTGGCGCGGCGAATGAAGCGGCGTCATCGCTTCAAGGTGGCGGTAATCCAGAGGAAATTATGCTCTTCATGCAGGGTATTGGTCAGCATGTTCAGCAGCACATCCAGAGGCTCGCAACCGATCCGTCGCGCAAACAGCAGGTCGATGCGTACGTCCAGCAGCTCGGAATGCTTGGTCAGACCGTCGAGCAGCTTGGTCAGATGCTCCAAGAGCAGCAGCAAGCGATGGCGCAGCAGCAGCAGGCTCAAGCGATTCAGCAAGGCTCCGATCCTCGTACAGCCGTGATGAACGCGGAGGTTCAGGCGAAAATCGCTCGCCAGAACGCCGAGACTATGGCCAACATTCAGCGTCAGAACACGAAGGCGATGGCAGATTTGTCGCGCCGGAATGCGAAGACGACCGCTGATATTCAGCGTGCGAATGCAACCGCAGAATCCAACTTGTCGCGTCAGGGATGAAAAATGCACAAAAATCTTACAATCGTTTACATCACATGCAGGCGTGAGCCGATGTTTCAGTGGTTTGCTGAAACCCTGATTTCCCAGTATCCAGACGGTGTTGTAACGGATCAGATAATTTTTATCGACTCGTTCATCCATCACGAAGAAGGGAGGACTGAAAAGCTCGCAAAAATCGTGAACGGAAGGTTCGGTTACACTCACACTCCTCCGAAGCCATCCATCTGGAGAGGAAAGTATCGGAAAACCAAGTCCAACTTTTTCGATGCGTCTGGAACTAGAAATACAGGAATCGTCTTGGCCGAAAACGAACACATTGTTTTCGTTGATGACCTTAGCGCGCTTGCTGACGGCTGGCTTAACTACCACAGAAAAGCTGCTGAATATAAGGTTATCTTATGCGGAGCTTACGACAAAGTTTCGGACATCGTAATCTCAAACAACAAGATAGTAAGCTACAAGGCAAACAACCGCGATCATCGAGGCGTGAGTCAGGTTGGAAACGATAACCTGAAAGCAAGTGGTGGCTGGGTGTTCGGTCAGAACGTCAGCTTCCCGCTTGAATTTCTTGAGCGTGTAAACGGTTACGACGAGTTTCTGGCAAGACGTGGATGCGAAGATTGCAACATTGGAATCAGGATGGAATTGGCCGGTTACAAAGACCTGATTTTCTACAACAAAAATTGCATGATCATCGAGGATGAGGCAATGCACTGGAATGAGGTAAACTGCATTGATGAGTTTTACCCGAAAAGAGTATGGAAAACGGACTATGAAAAGCACACAAGAGTTAGTGAGTTTATGAACTCAAAGATGACAAATACCGAACATAAAAACCTGTACGTTGATAAAAACTTCAAAACAATAGACACGTCATTTAATCTAAAAGAAGAAAGAGAATTATGGCAAAGAGCAAAAGAATTTAAGCCAGTTGGAGATTGCGATTACTTTGACTTTGACGGAGAGAATTTAAATCAAATCTAAAAATTATGGGTTCACCATTTAACGGAGACACATTCATTGAGCAGGAGTTTTTAAGTTTGCGAGACAAGTACAGCCTTACGACCGCTGTCGAGACTGGGACAAACGAAGGCGATACAACGGTTTGGCTTGCGAGAAACTTCCAAAAAACAGTTTCGTGCGAAATCGATCAGCAACTGGTTGAGCGTTGCTCGAAGAAGTTCTCCGAAGAAAAGGTTCACGTTGAGCTTTTCCACGGCTCAAGTGAGTCGGTTTTGGACTATGTTATTCCGCATCGAGGCGTAGGACACGACACGATCTTCTTCCTCGACGCACACTGGAACTCGTACTGCCCGTTGCTTGATGAACTTGAAGCAATCGCCAAGTACGAACTTCTTCCTGTCATCGCGATTCACGACTTCAAGGTTCCTAGTGGTGGCCTTGGTTACGACGGATACAACGGTCAGGAATACACGTTTGAGTGGATCAAGCCAAAGATCGACAAAATCTACAGCGTTAAAAGTAGGGGATACAAACATTACTACAACACGGCTGAAAAAGCCTGCGGCGCAATGCGCGGGGTAATCTACATCGTTCCAGCATGATTAAAATAGACATCGAAAAAACACCTGCATTTATTGTTTCCCTTCCAGAAGGACCAAGAGAAAAAGAATGCGTCAAATACATGGAATCCTTTGGAATCAAGGCGGTTCCAATCTACGGCTTTAGAGCGTCCAACTGCGGTATTTCAACGGAGTATTACAACTCCAAGGACAAAGGCAGGATGCAGGTGAAGTCCATCGTCGCCGGACTCAGCCATTTCTCTGTGTGGTCGGCCATTAAATGGGCTGTTGAGTCAGGTGCATATCCGAAAGATCAGCCGTTTCTGATCGTTGAAGACGACTGCAAATTTGAGTCTGAAAACTGGAAAGAACAGCTCACGCAAGAGTTGGATCATGTTCCAGAAGACTGGCAGGTTATCTACGTCGGAAGCTGCTGCGCTTCTCCGTACGAGGAAAACAAGCACGTCGGAGGAAACGTGTACCGGCTAACGCGAGGCATGTGTACCCACTGTTACTACGTCAACTACAGCGGTGCTTGCGACCTGATGAAAACGAACCAGAAGGTTTGGTGTCCAATCGACATCCAGATGCTGGTTGATTCGATTCCGCACATGAAGTTTTACGGAATCCTCCCAAGATTGGCCTATCAAGATGGAGCAAACCTGCATCCATGATGAAAGACATAATCCGAAGTCTGTCCCTCAAAGCGCTCAAACGATTTGCAACGGGCGGCGATGGTCCGGCGGATCTTCTTCAGGAAATCGAAGACCTTCGCAAAACGCTTGAGATTCGAACCAAAGAACATGACGAGCATCTGACCGAGGTCCGCGAGGAGCGCGATCATTGGCTCGCTCTCTACGATGAAGTTAAATTCGCTGCCGAGTTTCTAATGAGCTACGCAAAAAATGACGTCCCCAAGCTGAGTGAACAAACCGATTGGGAGACTGGCAAAATCGTCCTGCCACAGGAAACGGGGACGTACTACTTCAACCCGGCAATCATGCTCGAACCGGATGGTCGAATCATGCTTTTTGCCCGTCGCTGCCGTAACAAGCGCGAAAAGGACGAGGATGTCTACATCGAGAAGAACGACATCGTCATATTCGAACTGAGTCAGGATCTTCGCGCCACAAAGAAGTCTCTGACCCAGTTAATC